CGCATGCGCCTGTCGGTTTAAGTTCCAAAGTTTGGGGAAGGCCGCAATTTGCCAGTAACGGGACCTAAACCGAAGCCGAAGGAACAGACTAGGCATCGGGTCAGGCCGCGGCAGGAATGGATCGAGGTCACCGATTGTGCCTTCAGGAAAGGGCCACAGCTCACACAGCGGCAGCCGAATGGTCGCCCCTGGCCAATGGCCACGAGGCAGTGGTGGAAAACGATATCATCCATGCCCCACTGCATCCTCTGGGACAAGTCGGACTGGCAGTTCGCCAAGGATACGGCCATCATCGCGGCGGCCTTTCACGCGGGTGACCTGTATCGGGCTCAGGAATTGCGGCAGCGTGAGAAGGTGATGGGAACGACTATGGATGCGCGTCGGGATCTGCGCATTCGATACGTGGAGGCCGTGCCGGAAGAGGAGAGGGAAGGCGTGACGGCGATCGAGGAATACCGGCGTAGGCTGAGGGCCGGCGGATGACGGTGGCTAGCCCGCCAAAGGGCATCCGCATCGGACCCGACGCGATACCCGAGCGCACGCTGGGCTGGCAGGTCCTCGGCTGGACGCGGGAGTATCTGCTGCAGCCGGATGGACCGCATGCCGGGGAGCCTTGGATATTCACCGACGAGCAGGCGCGTTTCGTGCTCAACTGGTATGCCGTAGATAAGAATGGTCGGTTCATCTACCGCTATGGCATGTATCGCCGCATGAAGGGTCACGGCAAGGACCCGCTGGGGGCCGCGCTCTGCTGCATCGAGTTCGTTGGCCCCTGTCGTTTCGACCGCTGGGAGGGCGAGGAACCGATCGCCAAACCCCACATGGCGGCCTGGATACAGACGGCCGCCGTCTCCAAGGAACAGACGCGAAACACGATGACCATCTTCCCCGGCATGCTATCGCCCAAGGCGCGCGAAGAGCATCGAATCGACCTCGGCAAGGAGATCATCTACGGCGACGAGGGGCGAAGGCGCATCGAGGCGGTCACCAGCTCGCCGCGGGCGCTTGAGGGCGGCAGGGCGACCTTCATCCTGAAGAACGAGACCCATCACTGGATCAGCTCGAATGAGGGCCACGAGATGAGCAAGGTGATCGCCCGCAACGCGGCCAAATCGCGCGACGGCTCATCCCGGGTGCTCGCGATCTCCAACGCGCACGCCCCTGGCGAGGACTCCGACGCCGAACGCGATTATGAGGCGTGGCAGAAGGTGGCGCAGAAACTGACGCCGGCGACGGGCATCCTCTACGACTGCCTCGAGGCGCCGGAGACCGAGCTCGGGGACGATGAATCGTTGCGCGATGGCCTCGTAGCGGCCCGGGGCGACTCCGAATGGATCGATGTCGAGCGGCTTCTGGCGGAGATACGGGACCCCCGCACGACGCCGGCGATGGCGCGGCGGTTCTATCTCAACCAGATCGTGGCGGAGGAGGACAAGCCGTTCGACCGGGCGCAGTTCGAGGCTCTGGGACGGAGAGGCTATGAGGTGCCGAAGGGCACGCTGATAACAGTCGGCTTCGACGGGTCGCGGCGGCGCGATCATACGGCCCTCATCGGGACGGAGGTGGAGACCGGCTATCAATGGCGCATCGGCTATTGGGAGCCCGAGGTCGTCGGCGAGGATGGTGAACTCTGGATCAATAGCGATGATGTCGACCAGACCGTCGCCTACGCCTTCGGGCAATGGCAGGTGTGGCGCCTGTACGCGGACCCCTACTACTGGAGCGGGCATCTGTCCGAGTGGGCGAACAGGTACGGCGGGGAGCGCGTCGTCGCCTGGGCGACGAACCGCTATCGCCAGATGGCGTTCTCGCTGCTCAGCTACCGGACCGCGATTCAGGAAGGGGCATTATCCCACGATGGCGACGCGCGCCTGATTGCGGCAATCGGCAATGCCCACAAGCACATGCACAACTTTCGGGACGACCAGGACGAATTCATGTGGACGATCCAGAAGGAGCGTCCGGACTCGCCACTGAAGATCGACGCGGCGATGGCCGCATGTCTCTCATGGCAGGCGAGGATCGATGCCCTGGCCGCGGGCGCCACGGGCGGCCAGGCGGGAGTGATGTTCGTATGAAGTTGGATAGGGATGATCACGAGGCCATAGTGATCGGCCTCATCCGCGTGATCGGTTTCGTGGCCCTTATCCTGATGGGCGCGCTGACGGCGGGACTCGCCCTACGCGTGTTCCAGATCGTGAGCGGCATCTGATGGGCATCGTCGCAAACGCGCTGCGGCCGATAACGGGACAGCGGCCACGGTTCCCCATGACGACGAACATGGGCGGGGCCTTATCCGATATGGGTGCCTACCAGGGGTATTCCCGCGCCTACATGCGGAACGAGATCGTCTTCGCCTGCATCGAGATGCTGGCGACGTCGGCCGCCGAGCCCCATATCGTCGGGCGGCGCTGGCAGCGCCAGAGCCCGACATTCCGCAATGCCATCAGGGCCGAGGAGCGAAAGCTGTGCGGTATAGGGCTTTCGCGCCGACAGGCGAAGGACCACATGATCCGCGATGGCTTCTTCCGGGAGCTGCCCGACCATTCCCTGGTACGCCTACTCAACGCGCCCAACCCGTTCATGTCGCGCGGCCAGCTCTGGGGCACGGTCGTCATGGACCGGTGCCTGGCCGGAAACGCATATCTCTATAAGGCGCGGGGCGCGGGGGATGTCATCGCCGAGCTGTGGCGCCTGCGGCCCGACCGCGTGCGCGTGGTGCCCGACCGCGCCAAGTTCATCGCCGGCTACGAATACCGCACCGGCAACGATACCGAACTGATCCCCCCGGGCGACATCATGCACTTCAAGACGCGACATCCACTCAACGATTACTACGGGATGCCGCCGCTGATGGCCATCGCCGATCGCGTGAACATCGACGAATATATGAAGGGCTTCCTGCGGGGCTTCTTCGAGCGCGGCGGCACGGGACCCGGCGCCATCCTGACATCGAAGGCGGCGCTGAACCAGGAGCAGAAGGACCTGATTACCGAGAAGTTCGAACAGCGGTTCAACAATCCGCAGGGCATGAGCAAGCTGCTGGTGCTGGACAATACCGAGTCCACATATCAGCAGGCGGGACTCAACCGCGGCCTGCGCGACGCCCTGCCCAAGGAGATCGACAACATGCAGGAGGCGCGGATAGCGCTCGCCTTCGGCATCCCCGGCTCGATCCTGGGCCTCCTGATCGGATATGAAAGCTCGTCCTACGCCAACAAGCGACAGGACTGGGCCGTCTTCTGGGACCTGACGATGACGCCACTACTGAGCGACCTGGACGACGTGCTGAACCTGTCCGTCGTCCCCGACTTCGGCGGCATCGACGAGGTGATGTTCGACCTGTCGGACATCCGGGCCCTCCAGGAGGACGTGGACAAGTTGCACGACCGCTATCGGAAGGACCTCGGCGCTGGCGGCATTTCCCTTGAGGAGTTCCGCGAGGCGACGGGGCGCGACCCGGATATCAAGGAGGGCACGTTCTACGTGCCAGCCAATGTTACGGCTGTCCCGGCTGAGGAGATCGGCCAGGAGCCAGAACCGCCGCCCACGCCGCCACCTATGCCGGAGCTACCGGAAGTGGAGGGCGCAGACACGCTGGAGATCGTGGCGCGGCCACGCTGCCCGACCTGCGGCCGGCGCGTGGGCGCAAACGTCCAGGTGGGCGCGGAGCTCCCCTGCCGCTCCTGCCATTCCACGTTCGTCGTCTCGGCGGACGGAAGGGAGGGGGTACGCGATGCCATATCCGAATGAACATGCCTGTCGCCTGCGCGACCCCGATGACTTCAAGCCGAGGAGCTTTCGCCGAGGGCGGCGCAGGCACAACGGGAAGATTTACTCGATAATCTTCGGCCGCCTGAAGGCCAAGAACACCACCACCGAGCAGGCATACCGCTACGGGAAGGATACATGGACCGCCGCCGAGGCGCGGGGCCACTGCTCGGACCACGGCGGCAGCTTCGAGGCGGCCAGCGACTAGCATAAATGACCCCGATTATGAAGAGGGCCGAAATCAGCCCTAATTCTTGATGATCGGGATTGCTTAGAACAACCGAATAGCACAGGCCGGGGCGCCTATCCAAGCCGAGCGCTTATCTGGGGCGCCCCTTTCTGTTGGCTCGGAAGGAGAAGGGGATGGAACAGAGATTCACATCGGTCAAGCCGATGGCGGACCTGCCGCTGCTTCTGGCGACGCTTGAGGCACGCCAGAGGCAGGATCGGGCGGAAATGGATCGGGGCTGGTACTCGATCAAGAACCTTTCGGCGGCCGAGACGGAGATATTCATCTACGACGAGATCGGCATGTTCGGCGTCACTGCCAGCGACTTCATACGGGAGCTGGCCGAGGTCCGGGCGAACAGGATCACGCTCCGCATCAATAGCCCCGGCGGCGACGTCTTCGACGGGGTGGCCATCTACAACTCGATCAAGCGCCACCAGGCCGAGGTGGCCGTCTTCATCGACGGCATCGCGGCCTCGGCGGCCTCATTCATCGCTATGGCCGGCGACACGATAACGATGATGCCGCACAGCCAGATGATGATCCACGAGGCTCACGGCCTGGTCATTGGCCCGGCCGACGACATGCGGAAGATGGCCGACATCCTCGACAAGTCGAGCGACAACATCGCCGGCATCTACGCCGATAGGACCGGCGGCACAGTGGAGGAGTGGCGGGCCAGGATGCGGGACGAAAGCTGGTTCAGCGACGAGGAGGCGGTGCAGCTCGGCCTGGCCGACGGCATCGACGGGGTAGAGGAGGAGCCGGCTTCCGAGAAGGAGGCGGCCCGAATCGGCAAGGCAATCGAATCCCTGGCGCGCGTCCCCCCGGCCGGGTCGCAGGATCCGCCGGACTGGCACCAACTACACGAGCAGATAGCGGACAGGGAAGAAGCAGCGCAGTACGCGCTTGAGGAGGTATAAATCAATGCCTGAAAGGGACAAGCCGGAGGTCATCCTGAAGGATGCCATCCCGGACACGAGCGAGGGGCTGGCCGAGCTCCTGGCCGACGACAAGCGGCGCGAGGCCGTGTTCGCCGACCCGGAGACCACAGCCGACTTCCTCGGCAAGTATGTCAGGAGCGTCAATAAGGCACGCCCCGACATCAAGCGGATGATCGACGACGGCGTACAGAAGGGCCTCCAGGCGTTCATGATCGAGAACGGCGTCAGGCGGCCCGACCTGACGGCGAACGTCATGGAGACGCCGACCCACGGCGTCGGCTATAGCAAGCGTGCCGTAGGCGTCCCCCTGGACAAGGAGTTCAAGGACACCGCCGACTTCTTCAACTCCATCTGGCACCAGAACCTGGCCGGCATGGACCGCTGGCGGCAGATCCGTAACGACTACTCCACTATCGACCCGGCCGGCGGCGGCTTCCTAGTGCCGGAAGTCCTGAGAAGCGAACTCCTGCGAGTGGCGCTGGAGACCGCAATCGTGCGGCCACGGGCGCGCATCATCCCGATGGACTCCCAGCGAGTGCCCTTCCCCGCCATCGATGAGACCACCCATGCCACCACTATCTTCGGCGGCATCACGGCCACATGGACGGAGGAGGGCGGAACCTTCGGTGAGACCGAGGCCAAGTTCGGCCGCGTGGTTCTGGAGGCGAGCAAGCTCGCATCATACTGCGAGGTGCCGAACGAGCTGCTACAGGACAGCATCGTCTCCTTTGCGGCCCTGATCGATGACCTGCTCCCCCAGGCGATTTCCTGGTTTGAGGACACCGGCTTCATGACGGGCAATGGCACGGGGCAGCCCCTCGGGGTCCTGAACGCCGCTGCTCTCGTCAGCGTCACCAAGGAGACGGGCCAGCCGGCCGACACCATCGTCTGGGAGAACCTAGTCAAGATGTACAGCCGGATGCTTCCGTCCTCCCTCGGCCGGGCAGTCTGGGTGGCCAACAACGATTGCTTCCCCGAGCTGGCGACGATGGCCTTGAGCGTGGGCACCGGCGGTAGCGCCATCTGGCTGAATAACGGCGTCGCAGGCCCACCAGCCACCATCTTGGGGCGGCCCCTGATCCTGACGGAGAAGGTGCCGACTGTCGGCGGTGCCGGTTCCGGCAAGGACATCTCATTCATCGACTTCGGCTACTACCTGGTGGGAGATCGCCAGGAGATGCGGGCCGAGTCCTCGCCCCACTTCAAGTTCCAAAACGATATGACCGTCTACAGAATTATAGAAAGAGTTGACGGTCGGCCCTGGCTGCAGTCGGCCATCACGCCGCAGAACTCAAGCAACACACTCAGCCCCTACATCACCCTGGGCGAGCGCTAGAAATGAAGCCAGTCTAGGCGGGCATTAACACCCCCGCCCAGGCCAAGACCTGGCAGGCAGTAACGCCCCTGCCGGGACGGGCGAAAGGAGCCTGAAATGAAGGGACTAGGACGAGTATTCAACGTGATCCCGGTGGCAACGGGAGTGCATATCTCGCTCAAGAACGCCAGCGGCGTCACGTTCGTCACCTATGAGGACGGCGGCGCCCAGTCGATCGTCTTCAAGCAGAGCAAGGCCGGGGCGAGCGAGGCCACCCTGGCGACGGTCAACGAGATGTACGCCTGTAGCGGAGTCGCGAGTGGCGTCTGGACTCGCGAGACGAGCGATGCCTCGGCTGCGTTGGACGACAACTCGACCGTGACCAAGAAGGACACCACGGCATACGACTGCGCGGCGATTTACATCGGCGCCGATGAGCTAGACGCCGGGTACGACTCGGTGGAATGCACCATCGACGGCGCCGGGATCTGCATTGCGATCGTCCACGATCTGATCGTTCAGCGGCAGCCCGAGAACCTGCCGACGGCAGGGGTCTAGCGGCAACGGAATAAAGCCAGAGGGGGGCCGCCTGCCGGGCGGCCCCCCGGGCTGCTAGAAGGAGCAAAAGAACATGAGCAACCTAACACTTGGCGAGGCCGTCCGGGAATGCACGCTCGGTATCCAGGTGGAGAAAACACTGGCCGCGTTGGCCGATGCAAACATCTTCACCGTCTACGGGAGGAACCTGGTAACCCTTCTCACGGGCCAGGTCACCGCTGCGGGAGACGGCGGCGCGACGACCATCAAGCTCCAGACGGAGACGAACACCATTGACCTGTGTGCGGCCACTACCGTTACGGGCGACGCGATCGGCACGACCTACTTCCTGACGGGCGAGGTGGCCGTGATCCTGAACGGCACGGGCAACACGCCCATCATAGATGTCGGGGCCAACATAACGGGCTTCCCGTCTTCGCCAGTCATCATCGGGCGGACGGCGACCGAGGACGCCATCCAGCTAGTGCAGACCGGCGACGACGCCAGCCTCATCATTAGCTGGATTCTGACCTACATCCCTCTCGAAGAGGGAGCCTACATCGAACCGGCGTAGCCATGACCGTCATATTGGACGCGGACAGCATACGTGCCTGCACGCAGGGCACGATAGTCCAGCGTGATACCGCCACGCTGCCACAGAGCACAGACGGGGCGCTGTTCACGATTACCGGTGGGCAGATTCTCTTGCTCGCCCTGTGGGGCGAAGTCACCACTGTCATCGAGACCAAAGCCAACAACACCAAAATCAAGTTCAATCCCACGGCCACCGGTGCCGATACTGACCTCTGTGCCGCCCTGAACATCACTGGCAAGGCCGTAGGCACCATCTTCTCAATCACGGGCACCGTGTCAGACGCCTTACAATCCGGCCTCCTGTGTGGGAATGTCATCCTAGCCAAACCCCTGCTGTTATCAGAGGGCGACATTGAACTTGATTGTGCGGCCTCCAGCACTGGCAGCGTGGCGTGGAACATCATCTACGTGGCCCTGGATAGTGAAGGGACGGTGGCGGCGGCGTGAGCTGGGCGCAACTGATCGCCATCAAGGAGGAGATGCGCCGCACGGCGCAGGAGGAGCGGGAGAGGGACCCCGTGGCGTGCCCCAACTGCGGGCAGCCGCTGGAGTATCACGCCGGAAAGAACATGCTCCACTGCCCCAGCGGCGACTTTCAGGTTTACGCGAGATATAGGCGGATGTGATGACCAACCTCTATGCCGACGTGGGCCACTTCCGTAAGGCCTATGCCAACAGTTCCGCGCTCGATACCGACGATCAGACGGGCATCCTCCGGGTTCTCCGGGCCGTGTCCCGGGCGATCGACGACTACTGCGGGCGACACTTCTACGCCCTGACGGCGACGAGGTACTTCGACGGGAACGGGGGCGGGCTCCTGCCCGTCCCCGATCTCCTCCACGACGCCAACACCGCCGTCAAGCTGGACGAGGATACCGACGGCACGTATGAGCTGACGCTCACGGACCCCACCGACTACTGGCCAATCCGCTATGGGGCGGACGACCAGGACGGCGATCCGACGACAGCCCTGCGGCTGAACCGGCGGGCCGGGTCGCGCTCGGCCTTCCTCGGCCTGCCGCGGCTCGTTGAGATAGCCGGCATCTGGGGCTACACCGACGCGACGGAGGACAGCGGCGATACCGTCCAGAACGACCCCTCCATCAGCGCGGCCGCCACGAGCCTTACCGTGGGCGACGGCGGCAACTTCGAGGTCGGGCAGACGCTGCTCATCGGCTCCGAACAGCTCTACATATCCGCAATCGACTCCAACACCTTAACCGTCGCGAGGGGCGTCAACGGCACGACGGCCGCCATCCACCTCAAGGATGTGGCCATCTCGCGATTCGTCTACGTCCCAGAAATCGTCGAGGCGACGCTGATCCAGGCGGGCCGCATCTGGAAACGCCGTGACACGTCGTATTCCACCATCATCCAAGAGCCCGGCCTCGGCACCATCGAGGTCTACAAGGGGCTCGATCCCGACGTCAGGATGTTCCTGGCGCCGTTCCGAAGGATAGCCGTCTGATGCCCGCGAGCACGACGACGGTGCAGGTGCGCGGCCTGGATGCCCTGCACCAGCGGCTGCAATCGGGCTATCTGTTCAAGCCGGTGAAAAGCCGGCTCATCGAGGGCGCCGGCAAGGCGGCCCACAAGACGGCGCAACGCGCATCGAAGGGACAGGCCGGCAGGGGCACGCTGGGGCGGCAGATACACGTCGACTTCCTGCACCGTGGCCTAGTGGCCCGCGTGCGGCCGACGCAGCGCGTGGCCGGCATCGCCTTCACCATCGAGTACGGGCGGCGCCCGGGAAAGCGCCCGCCCTACAGGGCCCTGAAGCAATGGGCCCAGCGGGCCGGCATCCCGACACCCGTTCGCGCTCTACAGGAAGAGATCAAGATGCGCGGCACCAAGGGCGTCGGCTACATGAAGGCGGCCGAGGAGGCCGCTAACGAAGTGATCCGAACCGGCATCCGCCATACGGAGGCCGAGATCAAGGCGCTCTGGAACAGGCCGCAATGAGCGAGCTACAGGACATCATCGACCAGATCGTCTACATCCAGAAGGAGACGCTGGTGGCCCCGTCGTCCGAGAAGGATATCGCTGTCGCCACCGACGAATTGCCGGTCGACCTAACCCTCTACCCCTGCTTCCTGAACGTGGAGGCGAGCACCAGCATCGACTATGGCGCCGGCGGCCTTCGGGAGCAACACCACGAGATCGATATGAATCTCGTGTTCAGCCCCAGCGATAAGAAGTATTCCATGCGGTCACGGCGGAAATGGGTGCAGGCGGTATTGGACGCCTTCGCCTCGAGGGTGACGCTGAACGGGACCGCCACACAGGCCCTGATAACCGGGGTCGACTATCAGACGCCGCTCCAGTGGAACGACACGCCCTACATGACGGCCACGTTCCGCCTGGCGGTCGAGGTAAAGGAGGCCGTGGACTTCACGGTTTAGGAGGCGAGCATGGCGGGCAAGTTGATCTACATCGGCGACGGTGCCTGGCTCCCTGGAGCGCCAGCCGCCGACCACGACGAGCCGGACGAGGAGGCGTTCAGGGCCAAGATAGCGTCCGGCCTCTATCGATCCGAGTCCGGCAGGGAGATCAGGGAGCGCGAGGCGGCGGCCAGGAAGGCGAAGGAGGCGGCGAACGCGAAGGCCGGCCGGATCGCCAAGTCCGAGGCGGCGGAGGCCCGATCTGACGCCGAGAGCGCCAGGGCCGCAGCGGAGGCGGCGGAGGAGAGGGCGAGGAGCGCGGAGGCGCGGGCCGCCGCCATGAACAGGCGAGGAAGGAAGTAAACGAATGGCACGACAGGAGCTGACCATCTACACCATCGACCTTGATGGCGTGAACATCGGGGCCGGGACGAACGTATTGGGCGCCAACGATGGCGCCTTCGTGAATGACGGCCACACCATCCTGAAGGTGGTGAACGGCGCCGGCGCGGAGCGCACCTTCGACTGCATCACCCCCATCACCGTCGGGGGCCAGGCGCTCGCGGTCGCCGACCACACCGTCACCATCGCGGCCAGCGCGACGCGGTACGTGGGGCCTTTCCCGACTGGCATCTACAACCAGCCATCGGGGGCGGACGCGGGCAAGGTCTACTTTGATCTGGCCACGGACGACCTGACGTTCACGGCGATCAGGGTACCCTAACAAGGAACGAAACGGAGGAATAGCTGATGGCGACACCAGCGGTCAAGATACTAACGAAAGTCCAGGTGGGCCAGGAGGCCGTCGCCCCGGGCACCGCGGCCGACGCCACGCGATGCCTGCTGGCGCAGGCGCGCTACACCTGGCAGCAGGACGTGTATGAGTTCACGGATCAGGACATGGGTGTCTTCGCCCGCGTGCCCCGGCAGGGCGTCATCACCCGCCACGGGTCGGAGATCGAGCTGACGACGCCGATGGACTTCCAGCAGATACTCCTGCCGCTGCTGTCGGGCGTCAAGGGCGCGGTGACGCCGACCGGGGGCGGCGCGGATAAGACGTGGACGTTCACGCCCGCCACGGCGACGGCGCCGGCGATAGATACCTACACCGTCGAGTTCGAGGAGGCCAGCGGCTCGGATGTCGCGGAACTGGAATTCTACTACGGCCACACGACGGAGATCGAGATAACCGCCACGGACGACGGCGTTCCCGAACTGCGCTGGGTGATGCGGGGCCGCAAAACCGTCGAGGGGACCAAGACGGCCGCTATTGGCAAGCCGACTCTGGTCTATGCGCCGAACGCCCGCTGGGGCGTCTGGGTCGACGATACCTGGGCGACGCTGGGCACGGCCCAGAAAACCGGCCAGGTCTACGGCTTCCGCTGGACCTATCGCGGGCAGGTTCATCCGGCCTTCTACCTCGATAACCGATCCGACCTCGACTTCACCCAGACGGAGCAGGCCAAGCCCGAGGTGGAGATCGAGATGGACGTGGTTCACGACCCGGACAGCGCGAGCCTCGTGCAGGACGAGGAGACCCACAAGGCGGCACAGGATCTGCGGTTCGTCCAACTGAAGCTGACCGGCGCGGCCCTCGGCGGTAGCAACTACTCCGTCTCGCTCCTGGGCAGCTTCTACCACGCGGGCGACTCGATGGCGTCCCGCGGCGAGGACCGGGACGGAAACCTCATCACCCGTGTCCACCTTGTTAGCGCATACGACCCTACGAGCACCAATCAGGCATCCATCGTGGTCGTGAACAATCTGGCGTCATTCCCGGCATAGGAGGACTTATGCTAGTCGGCACAGACGACACGGAGCGGGTAGACATACCGCATGAGCCCGGGCAGTGGATGGAGTTCCGTCTGCTCTCGGGCCGCGAGCTCGACGAGGCAGAACAGGCCCAGACGAGGCGCTTTCTTCAGATGGTCGCCGGCATGGACGCCGGGACGCTGGATGCCATGCGGAACCTGTCGGGGACCTCGCGGGCCGATGTGCAGCCCA